ATTCGATGATAATCCCCGTACTGGTAATGAATCTGAGAATTACTATGAGTATCTAAATATCCCTAAGTTCGATGTTAAGGGAATCACCCCATTTGTCAGATCACAGGTATCTCCTCTAGAAGATTTTACGGAAGATGGATGCTATGTTCTCCTGGCTATGGTTAAATCAATTAAGAAGGGGCAGGGATGGTCAAGAGTAGAATTGGTAGACGATACTGGAGCAATCGGAATCTTTCATTCCGAAAATACACAGATCGAAACAGGAAACATGTACTTCTTTCTAGTGGGAGACAATCGAATTCATCGATATGTTACTATAGAGGACGTAGTTGATCGTAGACCAGACCCTTTTGTTGAGTTTCTTTACATGGAAGAAGTTCTTGCTGGAGAAGGAGAAAAGTTTGTAGTAGATTTTACTAACTACAAGACTAAGGCTGGCAAGATGATGGCACATGTTATTGTGTCCAATAAGGATAAAGAAATGCAAAGGCTTATTGTGTTCCCGAAATTATATGCACAAGCATTAGGTAAAATGAAGGCGGGAACAATTGTTGATTTACAAATTGGAAAAATGGAAGATGGAACACTAACAGTTAGGAATGTAGGATGAGTGAGCAATCAGTAGAACTTAATCTAGGAAAAGTACTTATGGCTATCCTTAAAAGATACGAAAAGGTAGAAGTAAGTCCACAGGCATTGCTAGAAGAAGTAGATGAAAGTTATCAATTAAGAATTGATTTCAATGACGAAACAGAGATGTTTGAGATAACTCTGGAGGAGCCAGATGCATCTTGATGATTTAGCAAAAAGCCTTAACGAGACAGCAATTGAAAAAGGTTTTTGGAGTCCCCTGAGCCGTATGGAATCAGAAGACGACTTTATTTTTTATGCAAAGCAACTTGCAATGATTCATTCTGAAGTTACTGAAGCACTAGAAGCACTACGAAAGAATCAGGGCGACGACAAGTTTGTTGAAGAACTTGCAGATATTATTATTCGTGTCCTAGATCTTTGGGCGGGAATGAACAAGATGAGAGTTAGAGAACTACCATCAATTCATAATACATTGAGGGATAAGGCTTTAATAAATAAAAGTAGGGAAAAACTTCACGGCACCCGTGGATGATATAATAGATATATAATGGAAGGCTATGTCCTGACTAGTGTAGAAGATGAATATCTTTTAGTAATAAGGTCAGAAGACTATGAAGTAATATTACAAATCATAGATAGAATAGCCGCGAGCAGAAGAAAAGATTTTAAAGAGTTCGCTCTAGAATTAGAAAAGAGTTTAAATGATGATGGTCGCAGAAGAAATTCTGGCGAAACTAGATCCAAAAACAAGACAAAGAATTCAACTAGCAACAGAAGTAGACGTACAAAAGCAGCCAACACCCAGCATAGGACTTAATGAAGCACTAAAGGGCGGTCTAGGATTTGGAAGGCAAGTCTTAGTATGGGGAAATAAAAGTGCTGGTAAATCATCCTTCTGTCTACAGATGCTTGGAATGGCCCAGAAAGAGGGAAAGACCTGTGCTTGGATTGATTCTGAATCTTCTTATTCAGCAGACTGGGCATCTAAATTAGGTGTAGATTCTTCTAATATTATTTACTCTCCTGCAAAAACTATAAATGATATGGTAGATGTTGGGACAGGATTGATGGAGGCAGGAGTAGATATTATTGTAGTAGATTCTATTTCAGCACTACTCCCAGCCATATACTTTGACAAAGATGGCGACGATCTTAAACAACTTCAAGATACCAAGCAGATCGGTGCAGAAGCCAAGGATATGACACATGCGGTTAAGATGCTTAACTACGCCAATAAGAACACTCTGCTCGTATTGATTAGCCAACAAAGAAACCAGTTTGGAAGTATGCACGCCTCTCATATTCCAACAGGTGGAATGGCTGTAAAGTTTTTTTCTAGTACTGTAATTAAATTATGGTCATCAGAGGCAGAGGCTAATCAAATTAAGGATGATGTTCAGGTAGGAGATAAGTTTATACAGCAAAAAGTAGGTCGTCCAGTAAACTGGATAATTGACTATAATAAACTTGGCCCACCAAATCTTTCTGGACAATATGATTTTTATTACCAGGGATCTCATGTTGGAGTAGATCGTGTAGCAGAAGTATTAGACGTAGCCGAAATGATGGGTAAAGTAGAACGCGGTGGAGCCTGGTATACAGTACTTGGAGAAAGGCTCCAGGGTAGGGCTAAGGCTGTTCAATATCTCAGGGAAAATCCAGAGGTAGTAGATACATTAGAATCGATGATCTATGGCTGAGTCGTTAGAGGACTTCCTTGGTTCAGTAAAAAAAGAAAATCTAACTGAGGTTAATGGATCTCTTTCCTGTCAGGAGTGCGAAGAGCGTGCCTCTGTAGGATGGCTAGATGAAGAAAAAATGATATTAACTTATAGATGCTCCAATAATCATCAATCAAAGGTAAAAATTTAATGTCTGAGGCTAATGAAATAAAAAGAGATGGTGCTAAGGGACAGAAAAATTCTGGACGAGGGCAGTATCAAAAGGGTGATGCAAAGTGGCACAACTTTGTAGTTGATTATAAAGAGACTGCTAAGTCAGTAACAGTTAATAAAGAAATGTGGGCAAAGATATGCACAGATACATTTCGTGTAGATAGAAGTATGCACCCTCTGCTAAAGTTAATTATTGGTGAGGGCGCATCCAAGGTTCGTCTGGCAGTAGTAGAATGGGATGTTCTAGAAGAATTGGTAGAGGCTTATGAACGTGATAGAAACAATTAGTGAAATAACAGAGTTAAATGAAATATCAGAGTTTATGAAAGACCCTGATTTAGATGCGGCTATGGAATTAATAATTAAACTTATTGCAAAGCCTGATGTTCCTGCTGCCAAGGCACCAGAAATAATTACAAGACTTCAGGCAATAGCCGCGAAGTTGCAGATAATGTCAAGATACTACACCACTTTTGAGAAGGGGCCGGAAGCCTCTAAGAAAAAGAATGTCTATTATACTACAGCAGAAGCAGTAAATAAACTAGTAGATGCTCTAAAATACAATGCGAGGTTTGGCTTATGAGTAAGAATGTTGTAAAAAGTCTTAAGTTTAAAAAAGTGGACGGGTTTGATTATGGAGAGTTTTCTAAATTAATTGATGATGCATATAATGCTCGCCGTCGCGGTAAAAAGAACACTCAGAAAAAAACATTTAGTCCTAGTACAGTAGGTTATGGACATGGAAATTGCCCCAGATATTGGTTTATTGCTTTTAGTGGAGAAGAGTTCGATGAAAAGTTCGACGCTACCGCGATTGCAAATATGCTTAACGGAACATACGCACATGAAAGATTGCAGAAGATTATTGAAGAGACTGGCGTATTAAAGGAAACAGAGCGGGAAATTATTTCAGAAGATCCACCAATTAGAGGATTTGCTGATGTTGTGCTGGATTGGAATGATACAGAGATCATTGGTGAAATAAAGACTACTAAAGAAGAGCAGTTTATTCATCGTCAGTCTTCTATGAAACCATCGTCTAACCACCTTCTACAGATACTTACTTACATGAAGGTAGAGGGCGCGACAGAAGGATTCTTGTTGTATGAGAATAAGAATACTCAAGAAATCTGTATCATCCCAATTAGCATGAACGAACGAAACGAAAAAATAATTAGTGACACCTTTGAGTGGATGAGAGAAGTATATAAGACTTATACTGAAAACATTATTCCATCTAGAGGTTTCGCTAAAACTTCTTACACATGTGCAAATTGCCCTGTTAAGAAACATTGTTGGTCTGTTAAAAATAATAAATACGGCGATGGTGAAGAAGTAATAAAGGTATTGGTGCCACCCAAATGATTTGTGCCAACGACGGATGTGATAAAGAATTCTCAAAAACTACCCATAATCAAAAATATTGTTCTGATGAATGCTGCAGGGAAGCCACCAATAAAAAAATTAGAGAAAAGTATTACGCAGAAAAAGAAAGACTTTCTGGTAAAAAAAGAATTTGTAAAAATCGCGGGTGCAAGAATACCCTAAGCAGATATAATGAATTAGATATATGTAGCGAGTGTGTTGCTAAAGAAAATAAAAATAATAGAGATAGTTTATTAAGGATATTTAATGTCTCTCGCTAAATTGGCTAAGTCCCCAGATAAAAAAGTTTTGGGCATAGATGCAAGTACTAGGTCTGTGGCGTTCTGTCTTTTTGAAAATAAAACTCCAATTAAATGGGGCGAGGTGTTTTTTGAGGGCGGGGATGTTTATGAAAGAATACTAGATGCTAAAAAGAAAGTAAGATCAATTGCTAAGACTTTCCCCTCCGACTTTGTAGCCATTGAAGCAGCCGTAATGGTAAGAAGCGCTAATACTGGATTAAAGATGGCGTATATTTTTGGTGCTATAATGGGTGAATTGATCGATGATGGAAGAAAGGTTGTTGAGGTTCATCCAATAACGTGGCAGTCTTTTATAGGAAACAAAAATTTTACTAAGGCTGAAAAGTTAGAGATACAAAAAAAATATCCAGGTAAAACAGCAAATTGGTATAAAGCCAAGGTCAGAGAGATAAGAAAACAAAAGACTATAGACTTCTGCAAAGAATTGGGAATCGTAGTTGAAAGTGATAATGTTGCAGATGCCTGCGGCATTGGATGGTATGCTACTAATAATATGGTGAGATAATGAAACTATATGAAGATATAAATTGGCTTAGAAAAAGATATGTAATAGAAAAAAAGACTACTCAGCAAATGGCTAAAGAAGCGGGTTGTTCTCACATGACTATACAAAGAGCCTTAGAAAAATATGGGTTGATAAAGAATCAAAGAAGGTGGACTAAATGAATACAATGTCCTATGTAGTTTGTTGGGATTCGGTGTATGATAACTGTCTTAAAATAGAGGATAACTTAAAATCTAGTAATTTAAATTATAAAATAATTAACTCCTCAAGTCACTCATCGTTAAATAATCAATGGATGGATACAGGCAATGTCTGGTACTATCGTCAATTTTACGCTGCCCTAAAAGATTTTTCAGATACTGATGATGAATTATTCTGCTTTATCGCAGGAGATCTGGTGGGAGACTTTGCAGAGGTAATAAAAACTGCCCAGGAAGAATTAAAAAATGAAAAAATTGGGGTCTATGCACCATATTTTACTCATGAGGCATGGGGAGAGGGTTCCACTTCTATAAAAGAACTAGATGGTAATCTAGTTATATCAACACAAACAGATGGAGTATTCACAATTCTTAATAAAGAATTGGCTAAGGAGATGCTTAATTTTTTTGATTATCTATCTAAAGAAGTAGAACTATCTGATATGAAGTCTGGCTGGGGAGTAGACTATGTGTATAACATAATGGCTATATCTAAGGGTTTATATATTTGTAGAGATAAGAGATTTGTTATTACGCATCCAGTAGGAAGTAGTTATGATCACGGACAAGCCACTTCAGAAATGAATAAATTTTTAAAATGCTTTAGTGACTTCTATGAAAATAATGGAATTTCTAAACCAGAAGTAGATAGAATATTCAAATTAATAAATCATCGTCGTGACGGAGGTAGTGTGGACATTAATGAACTATATGTACCCGCACACAACTGGCCCTATCATTTAATTAGTATTAATGATGATAGGATTAAAAATAAACAAAATATTCACAATATAATGCATAATGGAGACTACCTTGGCCTAGCCTGCTTAAATGGCAATGATAAATCATCACGCGATAAGTTTTTTGCAGACAACCCAGATTTTAAGATATCTTGGGAAGGATTTAAGGCAGGAGAGATTGGTAATTTTGCTAGTCATTTTATTGCATGGAAGTACCTTATCAATTCATCAATGAATAGAATTTTAGTTTTTGAGGACGACGCGGTAGTTAGCGATGATTTTATTGAAAGAGTTTCTAGTATGATGGAAAAACTTCCTTCAGATTGGGATATCTTTAGTATTTTTGTTCATCCTAATCAATACGATAGGTATAATGGTAATGATTCTGGAGATGTTGTTAAGGCTTATCAGGACTGGTCAACACTATGTTATGTTGTATCAAAGTCTGGGGCTAGAAAATTATATGACTACGTTTGTAAAAATGGAATGGACTATCCAACAGATTGGTTTATATTCCGTCATGCAGATGAACATAATTTTAATGTATTTACATTACATCCAGAATGTAATTTGCCAGTATGTATTGATGAAAGTCAGCCATCCTTAGTTCAGAATACAGAGAAAATATGATACTAGGAGTACTTCCCGCTTCTGGAAAGGCATCAAGACTAGGAGGAATACCAAAATTTTGTCTGCCCATAAATGACAATCAAACACTTCTTGAGTGGCATGTAGATAGAATGAAAGAAGTATGCGATGATATTAGAATTTCTACTAGAGAAATGTGGCTACCAATAGTTGAGAGGTTCGACCTTGATGTAGAAATATTCATTGTTGAGCCATCAAGTATGGCTGATGCCATATTGAAAACTTGTGATAATAAATCGGATAAGGTTGTAATTGGGATGCCAGATACCTTTATATCAGGAAGTAAGGATAATTTTTACGGAAGAATGATAGAAAATGATTCTCAAGTAGTTCTGGCATCATGGGAATGTGATGAATTTTTAAAGGGTAAAGTAGGACAAATAGAATCATTGGGAGATAAAGTATTAAGCATTATCGATAAGGATTCAAGTTGCCCGTTTGAAAGAATGTGGGGAGCGATATACTTAAATGAAACTGTAGAATTGCTAGACCCTAAGGAAGATGTTATAGGTGATCAGTTCAATTCTTGGATAAAAGATGGGGTAGTAACTACCCATGCTCCATGTTCTGGTAGTTATATTGATGCTGGTACTTTTAGTGGACTGAAAAGGATGTACTCTGAATTATGAAATCGTTAAAAGAATATCTGCAATCTGGAAGATTATCTTACTCACAAAATAACCAAGATTTATTAGTAACTTACTATTATGGTGATCGTCCAGGATTTTTTGTAGAGTTTGGTGCTATGGATGGTATAGAATTAAGCAATACTTTACTTTTAGAAAAATATTATGGATGGACTGGTATAGTAGCAGAGCCATTACCAATATTCTCTGATGAAATATCTAAAAACAGGTCTTGTAGTATTGAGTATAAGTGTGTATCAAATAAAAGCGGGGACGTTGTAGAATTTTATGAAACATCATTTCCAGCACTTTCAACAATTTCAGATTATGCATATAGTGATCATTGGGGAAAAACTAGAGAAGATCATATAGTTCATAAAATTGAAACTATATCTTTGAAAGACATGCTTAGTAAGCACAACGCACCAAGTATTGTTGACTATTTATCAATAGATACTGAGGGTTCGGAATTTGATATTCTATCGGCCTTTGACTTTTCTACAAGATTTAACATAATAACATGTGAGCATAATAATTCAAGTATGCAAGAACCAATATATAAATTATTAACTTCACATGGATATAAAAGAATATATCCAGAGATATCAGCGTGGGAAGACTGGTATGTTCATGAAGATTTTATTTAATAAATTAAATATTAATGTAAGGATTAATTCAAGTCTCAGAGAAAGTAGGACACATGCCAAACATTAATACTGAAAAAGAAATATCTATAGTTTGCAAAGAAATAGAAGAATTACTTATTAAAAAGAATCGCGCCTATGGAAACTCCGCGCTTGACCCAGTAAGAATATTTTCTCAAGCAGATGCCACAGAGCAAATTAAAGTTCGTATAGATGATAAACTTAGCAGATTTGCCAATGGTGGGGAGTTTCCTGGAGATAATGACATTGACGACTTAATAGGTTATCTGGTATTATTAAAGGTAGCACTAAGGAATAACTGGAGATAGAATGCCTCTTTACACCTATTCATGTATTAACTGTGATAGTGACGAAGAAAGACTAGCAAGCATCTCAGCGCGGGACGAGCAAAAGTGTGCGGGATGTGGCTATAGTTTAATTAGATCTATTGACCGTCCAGGTATGGTATGGAGCCCTACCCGCAACGGTGGATATTCACTCTAAGGAGATATAATGCCTCGTCAGAAAAAAGTTTATGAATACATTCCTTACAGCATGAATCCAGATATCACAGTATATTATGAACTGCCTTTCATGAAAGATGTAATTAAGCCAGGTGACCAGATTAAGTTTAAAAATATTAAGTCGATATATACCTTTATACATATGGCACACAATGAAAAGTTAGATGTTACTTGGATTGATTGTCGGGATAGCGCTACTGGAGAGTATAGATCATTTTATGTAGACCGTCTAAAAACTGTAGTTAGGGCTAAGAAGAGCAGAAGGAAGAAGCAACTTGTCAGAGATTGAACTAACTAGTTCATTTGATCAAATGAATCTAGTAGTAGAAGAATTACTCAAGGGTAAGAACCCAACGGACATATCTAAGTTTCTTGGAATTAAAAGATCACAAGTTTTAGAGCATATCGATACCTGGCGTGAACTAGTATCTGGAGATAGTAGAATTAGAGAGCGAGCCAAGGAAGCCTTGGCTGGTGCTGATCAGCATTACTCTATGATAATTCAGCGTGCATGGGAGACTGTAGACCAGGCAGATGCAAATCAACAGTACAACACAAAGGCCAGCGCTCTAAAAATGATCGCTGATGTTGAGCAAAAAAGAATTGACATGCTCCAGAAGGCGGGTCTTCTAGAGAATAATGAAATGTCTGCCCAACTTCTAGAGACAGAGCGTAAGCAAGAAATCCTCATGAGTATTCTAAAGGAAGTAACTTCCGAATGTAATCATTGCAAGATGGAGGTCGCTAAAAGATTATCAGAGGTCACGGGTAAGGTAGAACCAATTGATTGATTTTAGTGACTTTATAGAAGCACTTGACGATGACAAGTTTGAGGAAACTCCAGCCACGATAGAGGAGTTTGTTACTGACAAGAAGTACCTAGACTTACCTCCTCTTTCAGAATATCAATACAAAGCCATTAAGTCTATGACGCAAATTTATGATAAAGACACCCTAAATAAATGGCTTGGAGAAGAAGAAGGAATAAAAAGATGGAACCAGACATGTAAGGAAGTGATTCTTCAGATAGGGAAGGGCGGGGGGAAGGACTTTATCTCTACTATCGGGTGTGCCTATGTTGTCCACCTCTTATTGTGCCTTAATGATCCAGCAAAGTATTATGGCAAACCGCCAGGAGATTCAATTGACATTATTAACATTGCTATCAATGCTGTCCAGGCAAACAGAGTGTTCTTTAAAGGATTCAAGCGCATTATTGAAAAGTCAGCCTGGTTCCAGGGAAGATATATACCCAAGGCTAACAGTATTGAATTTGACAAAGAAATAACTGTTCACTCAGGACATTCAGAAGCAGAGTCGTGGGAGGGCTACAATGTCCTGCTTGCCATCCTTGACGAAATATCAGGCTTTGAACTAGAGAATACCACAGGAAGGCAGAGCCCAAAAACCTCTGCGGCTATCTATAAGATGTATAGAGCATCTGTCAACTCTCGCTTTCCAGACTTTGGGAAAGTTATCATGCTTTCCTTCCCAAGATTTAAGAATGACTTTATTCAACAAAAATACAATGACGCAGTAGCAGAGAAAGAAACTATAGTTAAGTCTCATAGTTTTAAAATTGATCCAGATCTACCAGATGGACACGACGGTAATGAATTTACTATTGAGTGGGAAGAGGATCATATTATTTCCTATTCCCTTCCACACATATTTGCCTTGAAAAGACCCACCTGGGAATTTAATCCAACTAGAAAGATTCAAGACTTTACCATTGCTTTCTATGATGACCCATTAGATTCTCTTATGCGTTTTGCATGTATGCCACCAGAAGCAACAGATGCATTCTTTAAGTCACGCGAGAAGATCGAAAGGGCTTTTAGTAATCCTAAGTTTGCAGTAGATAATGGTGGAAGATTCTCAGAATGGTTTAAACCAGAGGAAGGACGCCAGTATTTTGTTCATGTTGACTTAGCCCAAAAGCATGATAATTGTGCTGTGGCTATGGCTCATATTGAAGGCTGGGTGCAGATGAAGATTGCTGGCACAATGACAGAAGCGGCCCCCAGGGTAATCGTAGACGCCGTAAGATATTGGCAACCAACATCTACCAATAGCGTAGATTTATCTGAAGTAAAAGATTACATTATTGAATTGCGCGAGCGCGGATTTAGTCTAGGAGTAGTCACGTTCGACAGATGGAATTCTCATGACATGATGCAGCAGTTAAAACATTATGGTATTAATACTGAATTATTATCTGTCGCAAAGAAGCATTATGAAGATATGGCCCTACTTATTACAGAAGAAAGAGTTTATGGGCCAGAACTTAAATTATTGATAGATGAATTATTGCAATTAAGGATACGCGGTGATAAAGTTGACCACCCTAGAAAGGGAAGCAAGGACTTGGCTGATGCCGTATGTGGCGCGGTTTATAATGCGATTGCTCGCTCTAGAAGAGATTCGCTACAAGAAATCGAAATCTATTCGTACGATATGCTTGAACAAGATAGCGAAGAAGAGTTAAAATTAAGGATGGGTAGGAAACAAAATAGCGAACTTATCATCCCACCCGCTCTACAAAATGCTATTGACAGCATGGAAATAATTTAATATAGTAGTTGTTACGGGGCGGTGGCCAAGTTGGTGAAGGCGTCACTCTTATAAGGTGAAGATCGTGAGTTCAAGTCTCACCCGCCCTACGGTTGCAGATGGCAATATCTTAGGATGGTGTAGTTACATACAAATATCCCG